ATTCGGCTGCTCCTTCCCGTTGGTGCTTCCGTCGCTGCTTGCCTGCGATCGCTTGAAGCTCGGCTCCAAGTCGATGCAGTTCCGGCATCGTCGCTGGTCTTTGAATGCAGGTGTGAACTCGACGCCGCATTGCCTGCATGCCCTCGGCGTCAGCTGCCGGCTGCGGGTGACCCGGTTAAGCTCGATGATCGCAAGGCAGACGCGCAGGCTCTCCGGATCGTGGTAGGCAAGCCCCATGCGGTTGATCTGCACGAGGTCGCTCCTTTTGATCGCTACCAGGTTCGCCGGGTCGAAGTTCGACCTGTCCTGGTCGGCGAAGACAACGGCATGCCCGTCCGGCACCTTGCGGCCATGCTCTTGCTCCCAGACGATGAGGTGCTTCGGCTTCCAGACCTTCTTGACCTCTTTGCTCGTCAGCTCCGCTATCTTCACCTCCGTGTATCCGTCAGCGTTGATGCGCTCATCGCCGACCTTGAACGCCTTCGCGTTGAGCGGGACGTTTCCGTGCTGGAACCGTGAGGCCTTGCACCGCTCCATGGCCTCGGGGCTCATCCACTCGCTTGCCGGAACGCCCTTGTTCCAAGCCTTCTGGCCTGGCTTGAACTGGCCGCCGTTTGTCCCGCTGCGCACGTGGTAGCGCATCTTCGCGTTCTTGACCTGCGAGACGGAGAGCCGAACGCCGAAGCGGTCCTCGAACATGTCAGAGACCTCGTCCTGGCTGTGCCCTGGCACGATCTCGCAGAAATACGCGACGTGCTCCTCTTGCCAGCGGAATCTCTCGCGCTTATCCATGGAGCGCCCTTGGGATCGGCACCTTCTCGCCGAAGGCCTGCGCCTCGCAGACCATCTTCGACACGCTTATCTGCAGCGATGCGATCTGG